AACTCTTTCAGCTCCTTTTTGAGCCTTTCAAAATCTTTAGGATAAACTATACAAGCATATCCATTTGCTTGATGTATGAGCCTTATATTACGTTCTTGTAAAGCACTAGCATGTCCATTAGGTGCTTTAACTTCTATTGCTACAAAATAACCATTCACACAAGCTATAATATCTGGAATACCAGATTTGCTATAAGGACCCGCCCAATACTTAAAATACCAAGTGTTAGGTAATTGAGTTAAAAAGTTTTTAATCTGATTTTCAAACTGCTTTTCTGCTGCCATTATTCTTCATCCTCTGTTGGCATAAATCCATCTTCTAAAGGTGATGTATAAACAACTTCATTATTTTCAATAACATTCATTGTGCATTCTGTGTTCATAACTTTGTCCTCCTATTTTAATTTAATTTTTATACTTGATTTAACATTGGAAATCTTACTATACTTTTCAGCTATTTCTGGAAGTTCTTCCTTAAGCTTTTTACTGTCAATACTTGTCCTAGTTGTTGGTGCTGTGTAAGTTACTGTCATAACTTCATTGTCCCATTTCTTCACATTATGAGTTTCCATTGCCTTTAATAAATCTTCTTTTAATACTTTTTCTTGTACTTCTATTTCCTTAGCTTGAATTTCTAACTCTTGTAACTTTTTAAGTACTGGTAAAGTTTCTTTTGGTAATCCAGGTACTGGTGCTTTAAAAGTTATTCCAGTAAGTGCTTTATCATAACATTCTTCGCACATTGCAATTGAGCATTGGTTATTTATAAAAGTATTTTTTAATCCAAAATGTTCAGGACATAATTCATATTGTTCTGTAAATTTGTCAAATTCCTCTCTAGTCATTTCCTTTGAATATTCTTCAACTGTTTTTAAATTATCCATTTTACAATCCTCCAAGTTTTAAAATTTTATCTCTTTGTTTCTTAGGCCTTTTAATGAGTTCTTGCATATCTACAACACAAAAACCTGTATCCCATTTAGCAATAAACCATGATTTAACTTCTGTAACTTCCTTAGGTGGTGACGGTGGTTGGGGAACATCACACTTTCTACAGTTTTTATGCTTCTTAAGGTATTTATTAATCCAGTCAATTTTCCAAGCTAAAATTTTTTTCTCTATAATTTCTTTTTTAGCTTTAGCAATTTCTAAATCATACTTACCCATTAAGTTCACCCTCTTCAAATAGTTTATTAGTAAAATCTCTTCTAGTTGCTAATACATCAAATATCTTTTCTTCAATAGTTCCATCTGTAATTAAGTAATAATACATACATGTTCTTTTCTGCCCCATTCTATGAGTTCTTTTCTTACTTTGCTCAAATAATTCCGAACTAAGTGGTAAACTAAAATATATTATTTTATTACTTAACTGTAAGTTTAACCCCATTGCTCCAGCTTGATATTGAAGTAATGTAACTGAATTATCTTTAGTTTCATAATTCTTAAGATTCTTAGTTTGACCATTTACAACTGATACTGGTTTATCTAGCTTCTTACATATTTTTTTAATTTCATCTAGTTCCTGAATAAAGTTATAAAATATTAAGACTCTATCTTCTGTAGATTCAAGAATATCTTTTAATCTTTCATATTTGTGAATGTTATACATGGATGCGAGCTGCCTTTGATAAAGCATGTTATTAAGTGTTGTATCTCCAACAAGTTCAACTCCATCTATTTTCACCAAACGATGCTTTTTAAATGTCTTATACCAATTAGTTGACTCTACTTTTATTATGTTGTCTATCTGTTCTGGAAGAGTTAAAACTTCTTCAGTTTTCTTAAATACTGCACCATACTGTCTTAACTTTTCTTTAAGCCTGTCTACATTCTTGTATCCAATTACTATTGGTATCTTAAACCCGTTAACTTCCATATTTTTAGTTCTAATATAATTGTCCCAAAATGCTTTTTTAGAAATATTCCATCCAAGCAATTTACACTGCGAATACAATTCTTCATATTTTCCACTACAAGGAGTACCTGACAGAAGAATTACATTCTTTGGATTAAGTTTTAATATAAATTTACTTCTCTTAGATTTTTCATTTTTTATACATGATGATTCATCAAGCATTAATGTAAAATCTTTAAGATCTAATAATTCTGGTCTTCTCCATACCAAATCATAGTTAATAATCACTATACTATTGTCTGGTATCCTTCTTGACTTTGAATAAATTATTGTATTATACTGTTGATAGAATTTTTGAAAGTGCTCACACCAATCATTAATTTTTGATTTTTGACAGATGACTAAATTAATGTTTGCTCCGAGTGCTTTTAATTTTTCTGAACCTATAAAAGTTTTTCCAAGTCCCATATCATAATAATAGGCCGTCCTATTAAACAAATCTGTAAGCTGCAATGCTTCTTCTTGATGCGGTAATAATTTAATCTCTATCTTTTTCACCCTCTTTCTTAAGTTCTCTCTCTAAAATATAGCTAAATATTTTACCTTTTTTATTATTTTTATTTGATTTCTTGATAATATTTTTAATTCTATTTTTTGTTGTCTGCTATTTCTACAATCTTTTTAATTAACAAGTTAAACACCTGCTTTTAAAATCACATTCTCACATTGAGAACAAATTTTGATATAAACTTCAGGTCCAGTTAATTTTCCAAATGCTATTCTGTTAAATTTAATATCAGAATCACACGCTTCTAGAATTAATTTAAACTGTTTTGCTGAAACGCGCTTTCTTAAACTCTGTAAAAATCTAAATACCATATTATTTCACTCCTTAAATAAATTTTCCGTTGTAATACTCCCTCTTAGCCACCAGTGGGTTTTTCGTATTTCCTGGTGCTTAACCACTAAAGTGTTATGTTAAGTAACAAATTTATTAATAAAATATTGTTGTCCATTAATTTCTAACACTCTAACTTTTCCAAATTCTTCATTTTTAAAAATTTGTAATTAATTATTCATTTTTTTCACCTCTAAATATTTCTTCTTGTATAACACCAAAAGCTTGTGCTATAGCTCGTCTACTATTTTCATTCTTGAAACTTATCATTTGGAAATACAATTTCCAAATCACTATTGAGAGCATTACATATTAATCTCGCATTTAACAAGCTTGGTACTGAATTTCCATTCATTATGTCATAAAAAGCACTTTTCGATAATCCAGACTTTTCAATGATAAATTTAGTTTTCAGACCATTTTCATAAATTATTTTTTTTATATTGTTTTTCACCATTTTCTCCCTCCCGACAATGTTATTTTACCAGTTTATCGAAAATTTCGGCAAAGTCTATTTTTACTTGTTTGCCGAAATTATTTGCATGGTTTATCGAAAATACTTTCAAATACTTCTATTTACTTACAATTTCATTATGTTTTGCATTACTTTTTCGTTTACTTTACCGAAATTTAATTTATAATATAAGTAAGGAGGTGATTTCTTGACTCCAGGAGAAAATATAAAAATGATGAGAAAAGGTAAAAAAATGACTATAGTTGAATTATCAGAACAAGCTAAATTGTCAAAATCTACTATAAGTGATATCGAAAACGGGAAATCAAATCCATCTATAGCTACTTTAAATAAAATAGCAAATGTTTTCGATATTCCAGTCGAAATGATTCTTGACCCTAATATAACAGATACATTAGCTTATAAAAGAAGATTTTCTATTAATTCAGATCCTAATTCAGAATTTTATAATTTTAAAGAATCTTATTGTGATAATACCGAGACTAAAAATAATACATTTACATCAGCAGAAGAAGCCATGCAATTTATATTATCTCAACCATCTATAATGGCCTATGGTGGATTTGATATAAATAAGCTATCTGATCGGGATAAAATAGAATTTGCTAATGATTTATTAAACCAATTGAAATTGATAAGCTATAAGTATAATAAATAATTAAGGTGGGATTAGAAATTTGGGGACTAATGAAATAATAAAACTTGCAAAAGATTTGAAATTTAAATTTAAAGATATATCAACAATAGATATAATAAATCTATTAAATATTCCGCTTAGTTATACTAATTTAAAACCAAATTTATATCCAGCATTTACTATGGATACTGGTACAACTAAAGCTATAGTTTTAAATAATTTTTTCAATTTGAACCAACAAAACATTTTGGCTGCTCATGAATTAGGTCATGCAATATTGCATAAAGACAAACTTATAAACCAATTTGGTGGTGAGAACAAACAACAAGAATATGAAGCTAATTTATTTGCAGTAGCTTTATTATTTGATGAAAATAAATTAAACGTACCATTGAATAGAATGAGTAATTATGAATTAAAATACCTTTTAGACTATAATATAAAATTAAAAAAGTCATCATAAGCATATAAAAAAGACACTCATAAGATACAATGTAATCCAGTAATAACTTACTACTAGATTACATTTGTCTTACGTGTCTTATTATTTTTAAATTTCTTTTATAATACTAGATTAAAAATAAAATATTATAATAATATAAGAAATATATATTATATATAAGTCAAATTTCATACTAAAAAACTGTTTACATTCTGTAATATCAACACATTGAGCACTATATAAGTCATGAGTCATTTTCTTTTCATTTTTATACTGGTCTGACTAAATTCTTTTAAAATATTATAATCATTTACTTCATGTGAAAAATCTTCAGTTAATAGATTTATATATTTTTGAGTCATGTCTAAGCTACTATGACCTAGAATTTTTTGAAGTATAACTACGTTACCCCCATTTAATACCCATTTCTTAGCAAATGTATGTCTAAATCTATGTATACCTGTAGTAGTTACACCTCGCCTATGGTTATAATCTCTAATTGCTACTCCCATTGAATTTTTATTCAATGGTTTTCCCCAGATAGTGCAGAATAACATCTCATCTTTTTCTCCACCACGCTGATATAAGTACTCTTTTAATATAGATATTATTTGATTATTCAAAGGAATTATTAAAGCTTTTCTGTTTTTTGTATGAGTTATATTTACTACACCAGTATCAAAATCCAGATCGCATATCTTTATATTTGCTAAGCTACTTAATCTTACTCCTGTAGAGAGTAGAAAATTAATCATCACCCAATCTCTATATTCCGTAAATAAGCATTTTTTTAAGTTAGGTTTTTTTAATAATTTTTCTAATTCTTCATCTGAATATGTCTTTATTGGTTTTTGATCTATATATGGTAACTTCATAATAAACTTTTTAATATATCCCTTATTAATGCAAAAATTAATAATAGCTTTAAATGATTTTAGATATGTTCTTAAAGTAACATTATTTATACCATTTTTCGCTAGATTTAATATGGTTATATTGTAAACATCAATATTTATACTGCTTAAAGGTGTTTTTTCATCTAAAACTTTTGTAATTTGTCTGTAAGAGTAATAATAGTGAAGTAAACTGTCTCTTCTATAATTATTTATTTTTGCATATTCAATAAATTCATTATATCCATCTTCTAAGCATTTATCTTCTATTGTCCTCGTCATTTTAATCATAAAAAAATCACTCACCTTATCATATTAATATTTTAAATATGATATGATTAGTGATTAAATTTTTATGTTGCCCTCTCTTAGGCTAGTAGATATCTTTATTTCAGTACTCTTCCTGCATATTTCATATTAGATGTACTTAGCTGACTTATTTTTATTACATCACCTGTATGAGGAGCATGAATA